TCTAAAATATAAATCTTCATCTGTGCCAACTGTTAAATCAACAAATTCAAATTTTAAAACATCATATTTATTTTCTTGTATTGAAACAAAATCTGCTGATGAATTAGTAAATGTTTGTTCCTCAATAAGTTCTAATGAGCCACCCCAATGTCCGTCTTTTTCTAATTGAAGTATTTCACTAGGTGTATATAAACCTGTATTCTTTTTTACATCATTTGGTTGTGTGCCTAAGTAGGACATAAGAATCCTTTAGGTTTGTCTTAGAAATGAAACTGTATAATCTGCACTTGACGCAGTTGAACATAATCCCTGTAAGATGTCGCCTGTTTCAAGAACTATCTTGCTATCTATTTGTATAGTTGTACCGAATGGTAGTGAAACATCGTTTAAAATGTTTGTTAATGAACCACCAGATTTGGTAATACTCAAATCAACAGTAACGTCTGAACTACTTCCATTGACATTAGAAATTAAAATTCCTATTGCTGTTTCAGTTGTCGAACTAGGTACAGCGTCAATAATATCTGCCGTACTTGTTCCGAGTTGTCCTGCAACAGAATGTAATGTGTCAGCCATAATTTATTCCTTTCCTATGATAAAGCCAATACTAAACCTAATGATACACCTGCTGAAGCTAAATTTGCTATATCCTGTGCAGTTGTTTTTTTAATATTATTACTGTCATCAACATCAGCAATAAGGATTTCATCTCCACCTGCGACTGTTCCTGAAGAAGCTGAATTAATATCTACGTTGAGTGTGACTGCACCTGAAGTACCACCACCATCAAGACCATCCCCAGCAGTAACACCAGTTATATCTCCATCTCCAATAAAGTTAGTCCATGCCGAGCCATTATAAAATTGTAAGGTATTAGTGTCTTTTAAAAATACAAACATACCCTCGCTTGGACTTGATATAGCAGAATCTCTTGCAGAGGAATCAGCAAAGACCATAACTGTTTGTTCCATGATGTATGTATTAAACTCAGAAGCATTAACTAAATCTCCTGTCGCCCAAACTTTAAATCCTGCACCTGCCATTATATCTCCTTATGTATATGCAAACCTTGTACCTACGCCCAACTTCGCCTGTCCAAGCACCCATCCTGAAGATGAAGCTGGACTTAGGGTTATATTCCAAGCCCAAGTCTGCGTACTAGCATTAACACTATGCTGTATGGATTCTATCCATAGTTCATCAGTATAGCTAGAACTATCTGGATTTACTATTTTTACAGAGATTCTATCTCCAAATTCCAGCCCTAATGCTTTATCCCAAATGTTTACGTCTTGTCTAGGGTTAACTTTTAAAGAATCAATACGAACAATAGGTAAGGAAGTTTCTGCAATCTTTTGGTCAATTAAAGACAATACATCAGCATCACTAACATTAATAGTTGTTTGCACGGAAGCAATAGGTCTATACCTAGCAACAGAATTAGCATCAGATACAAATTGTGTATTACCACTTTTACGTGTCCATTGATAAACGTTTATAACCTCGTGTGTATCAAAAGTATTTACAACATCAACATAGGGCAAGTTGCTTCCATCATTACTAAACGTTGCTTGTACATCAGTTGCTTTAGCATTAGATAGACGATAGTTCCTATTTCTAAAAACAGCTTTACCATCTTTACCAATAAAAAATTGTGCATTTTCTGAAACTTCACATTCCCTAATAGCAGATAAAATATCAGTTGTTCCAGACTGGGATTGCACCTGTAATGTGCCTGTGTCAATAGACCTTTCAGTAGATGGAAATTGAATAACATCAAGAAGCCTAGATACCCTTGCACTTGATAGTTCCTGTACATCTTCATAACCCAAAACAGCAGATACTCCTATTTCTGAGAAGCCACCTCTACCTAAACGCCACCCAGCAGAAGTAATGTTCTGTTGATTAAAAATCTTAAAGGCATCACCACAATTAAATTGTACAACAGAATCAGCACCGATTGCTGGAAATGAAACTGGTATCATGTCAAGGTAACCAAAGAAAACTGGGTACGTAGATAAAAGTAGAGATGCAGTTCCACCTACGAATTGACCAAGTTCATTAGCACGACCACGTTTAGTATTGAACTGACGTACATAAGAGCTTATGTCTGTAAACGTTAAAGAAGTATCAAATGGATTATTATCAAATGCTACTTGTACTGTTAAATCAACATTGGAATCAAATGCAACAGACATTAGAACGCTACGTTAATACCACGTCTAGCACCCTCTTGAAGTGCCTTAGCGACTGCTTCTTCTATTTCGGCAGGAGTACCAAGCATAGAGCCAGTATTGACTGTTATAAGAGTTTGCCCACCACCAAGATTACGTTGTGCTAAACCACCACCAATATCGGTAGATGAAGCTACAAACGGTACAGCTGGAAACTTAGTTCCATCAGTTCCACTATCAGTAGAGCTAGATGTAGTTGTAGACACACTAGCTGGAGATGGAGATAAACCTATACGCTGTGATTTAGCAAAGAGTTCATCATATTTAGCCATCAGCTTGTCTATCTCAATACCAGTAATAGATGACATCTTTTTCAAAGCATCTTCATAACCTTTAGTACCTTGACCAAAACCTGCTAATGCTTTAGCAAGTTCTTCTTGTGCGATAGCTTGTTGTAATGTATTTTTAAAGGATTGTTCAGTAACTTTGTTCAAAGATTTTTGTGCTTCAGTTACATCCGCAAGTGCTTTTATTTTAAGTTCTTCTGCTCTAACTAAATCTTTTTCTGCTTGTTCAACTTCTCTAATAGCTGTTTCTTCTTCACGAGAGAGAGCAGTAGATTCTGTAATCAGTTCAGCTAATCTTTCTTTTGCAACTTGTAATCGGCAGTTACTTTCGCACCCAAGCCCTGTACAGTAGTGAGATGTTGTTTAGCTTTATCTAAGTTTTCAGTAGCTTGTTGCACTTCTTTTTCTGCTTCAAATTGTTTTTTAAGTGCTTTATTTCTATCAGTTTCAGCTTTAGCAACCCTATCTTGTTGGGCTTCCAACTGGTCAAGAGCATCAACAACAGATTGCAAACCACCGAGCAATCCCTGTTCATACGCTTCAGCAGTCTTTAAAGCCTCTTTTGCGTTTTCATCTAAGGCAATACCATTAGAATCAAGTAAGTTAGTAAGCTCATCAACAGTAAGATTAGTTCCGTCAAGTACATCTTCAAGTTCTACACTTGCTTCAATAACTTCGGAAGTAGAATCTGCAACAAAACCAAGATAATATGCTTGTCTGTTGTAGGCATCAGTAAGCTGTTCTGCTTTACGTTTGTTTTCTGCATATTTATCATTACTTTTACCTATCGCCCTAGTAAGAGCCACTATGCCAGAAGTAACAAGTACTACGGCAATTCCTATTGGACCAAAAGCAACGGCTATTGCACTAACAATAATTGCTGTAAGTGCTTTGACACTATCAGATACACCATCTGTTCTGTTTTTAAAGTTTTGAAATCTTTCAACTGTTATTTGTGCTGACTTAGTCATTTCAACTAATGCAGGAACGAAGTCTTGACCAATAGTTATCTTTAAGTTTTCTATATTGTTTTGAAGTAATTGGACTTGTGCCTTAAACGTTTCAAGTTGTTTTTGTGCTACACGTTCAGTAGTACCACCAGCGTTACGAAGTTCGTTGTCATAATTCCTAATCGCATCTTCTGCACCAGCGAGAATTTTAACTGCGTCAGCTACACCACGATTAAGACCTAACTGGTCAAGTAATCCTGCTTTTTGGACATCACTAAGACCATCCATACCTGCTGTAAGATTTGCAACAACTTCAGACAAGTGGAGCAAGTTACCCTCAGCATCAGTAACGACAATACCACTAGCAACCCATTCTTCATTATTTTTCTTTACAGCCCTAGATACATCTCTTAAAATTTGGTTTAGCTTTTCTCCAGCTTCTGCACCCTTAACACCTCTATCAGCAAATGCAGATAAGACGGCAACTCCTTCCTCAATATCTTTGTTAGTAACTTTAAGGGCTGAACCTGCTTTATTAGTTAGAGCTTCAGAGAACTGTTGTACGGTTGCGTTAGCCAATGTGTTAGCTTTAACAAGAACATCAGTAACTCGTGTAAGGTTATCAAGGTTTTGAACTGCATCTTTAACAGTAAGACCTAATGCAGATTGTGCGTCAGTTGCAAGGTCAGTAGCAGTAGCCATATCAAACATACCAGCTTGAGCAAACTTAGCTACCTGTGGAAGTGCAGACATAGACTGTTCAGCATTTAAACCAGCAGACGCTAAAAAGAAATATGCTTCAGCAGAATCAGTTGCAGATATTGCAGTTACAGTTGCGACTTCTCTGGCAACCCTAGCCATCTGTTCTTGTTGAGCAGTAGTTGTTTGCATAATAGCTAAAGATTGTGTCATCTTGCTATCAAATTCAGCAAAAGCCTGTACGGATTCAAATACGCCTTTAGCAACACCAAGCATCGCACCGACAACAGCAACAGAGCCGACCTTAGCAAATGTTGCTAATTTACCACCAGCTAATTGTGATGACTTACCCAACGAAGCCATTTGTGCTTGAGCAAGTTTTGCACCCTGCGTAGCAATCCTAATTATTAAGTCTGCACCTGTTCCCAAGTTTTATCTCCTCTTTTTCGCCTCAGCTTCGGCAATCGCCTGTGCTTTGTTACGTTCCTGTTGTTCCCACAAATAGAAAGTAACCCATTGTGTAAACTCGTATGAGGACATTGTAGCGTTAAGTTCGCCGACTGTCATAGATAAATCACGAGCCAGTCTAAAGGTAAAAGAGAGTTCTGGGTTAGTCTTGAAATTCTTCAGCTATATCTTGCTGAGAATCACCCCCAACGCCATTCATGTCAGCTATTGCTAAGAATAGGTTGTCAATGACAGTAGCGTCTTTTTCGTAAAGCAGTTCTATTGCTTTATCATCAAGTTGTGGCTCAATAACACTTGCTTTTAATAATGCTTTTTGGTAATCAAATGCGTCTTTATCATCAGCAGTAGATATACGAGCCAGTTCAACCTGCATTTTTTTCGTTAAACCTTTTATCTTAACTTTTGCATTCCATTCCTCTATAACAATTTCTTGTATAGGAACGTTAGGCAGTTTATCAATTTTGTTTAAATCTAAAAATTCCATTGTGTCCTTTATTTAATTATTTAGTGAGTTGCTCTTGTTACATCTCCACTAACTTGCATATCAGCAGAGAATCCTACGACATCTCCGACTGGGCTAGATTGTGAATAAGATGTAAGAATGCACTCGCCTGTGTACTGAACAGCTCCACTACCAGTTCCCTCTGGAGAATATTCAAAACTAAGTGTTGCAGATTGCCCTACAACAGCTCCAAGTATTCCGTCTAATGTAGAATCCCAAAGACCACTAATAGAAAGTGTTGCATCTTTCAATCCTACAATGTATGACTTACTTCCATCTCCAAGTGTTGTTGTTTC